TCCTTCGCTGTAAATTGTGCATCACAAGGCATATAATTCAAATAAATTTTACCCTGTTGAAAAGGATTAGCATTAAGTACAATTGTAAAAACGGGTGTTCCTCGAAAAAGTTGGTAACCACTAATTTTATTGGACCATGCAGTAGTACCTGTTAAGAGACTAGTGATATTATAATTAGCAATATCAGTGTTAGAAGTATGAGATGTAGTCCAGTCAATGGTCCCTACATAATAAGGCTTAGCTAAAAAATCAGATAATGATTGATCTTTAACAACTATGTCATCAGTAATTGACATGGTTGAAAAGTCTTGTATGGTCCTATTGGAATCCTCAGTGAAAGTAGTAGTAACATGAGACTGACTAGTTGGTTTGTCTTCTTCAGACGATTGTTCAAAGTCACTCGGACCTCGATGAGTTTGTGTTTGATTTACTTGTGGTTGTGTAGCTGGTGGTAGATTTAGCCAATAATGTTTCACCAAAAACATTATAGCGATTCAGCATCCTGGATTTTGACACCTCTGTCATGGCATCCTGGAGTAGTAAGACTAAACAGCCCGCCATTGTCTATAATATAATATGCAAATATCTTTATTATGCTGAATAATTTTATTAAGATACAGATCATAATTATACTATTTAAGATAAATTACTAGACTATAATTTAAATATGTGTAAGTGGAAAATCTCTACACACCGAGTAGTTTATCGTCATTTCAGACGGTTTTGCGACCACCAGTCGCAAAACTAGTTTATCGTCATTTCGGACGGTTGTGTGACCTATTGTCACACAACTAGTTTAACGTCATTTCAGACGTACTTTCCACTTAGAGAAAGTAAGCTTCATACGAGCAAATATATTGCAAGCATGATTTATAATCCTGACGTACAGGATAATAATTAAGTTCAGTGGCAGCAGCATTTAAAATATTCACACTATATTTAGCAAATATATCAGGTCCCCATAAGGAAAGTTTATCCAACAATAATTGCACAGTGTTTTCTACGGACATAGGTTCACCATTATTACTAGTGGTCCAATAAGGCATATCCAAAATAGATTCTAACATCTGTGGCGCAACATATCTACCAACAGTTTTATTATATTTGAAACTACACTTCAAAAACGTGCATTCTTCAATAGGTCGGAACAGATATTCTGCATCTGATTTATCTTCGGGAGTGTAGGTAAAACCAATATTCATCATAGCTTTAGTTAGTGTAGTTTGGTTAACAAATCCAATTAAGTTGCCTCCTATAGACATAATATTATCATCACCATAAACAACCATACTTAATTCAGATTCAATCATTTCAAAATCTGGCATAATAGCAGGATATTTCAACCGAGGACTTTCATCCATTCTATAGTATAATCTACATACACAATACCG